GACGTTTCTGCCGTGGCAATTGATTTAGGCTACACCCACCTTTGCCTGCCGATGCGGTTTGAATCGGATCGGCGATGCTCCACGCCGTTCTATACCGATCCGCGAACAATCGAAGGCGAACTGCTGTTTCCTGATCGGTTCCCCGAGGACCAAGTGGCGGACCTTGAAAAGACGATGGGCATCTACGCCGCCGCCGGACAGCTTCAACAGCGCCCTGCACCACGCGGCGGCGGCATGTTCAAGCGGTCCGACTTTCGCGTCATCCAAGCGGAGCCTGCGGGATATCGGTGGGTGAGGGGATGGGACTTGGCCGCAACGGACGATCATGGAGCGGCCAGGACGGCTGGCGTCAAGCTGGGAATCGGCCCGGACAAGCGTCTTTGCATCGCCCACGTTGTCAAAGACCGGGTGAACGCGGCGGGTGTTGAGCGGCTGCTGGGCAGCACGGCGGCGGCCGATGGGCGGGCGGTTCGTGGCTCAATTCCGCAGGATCCGGGGTCTGCTGGCAAGTCCTGGGCTTTGCATCTTCTCAAATCGTCGCTGATGGGTTACAGTTACACGTCAAGCCCTGAGACGGGCGACAAAGAAACGCGCGCAATGCCACTGGCTGCACAGGTCGAAGCCGGAAACGTGGACATTGTGGCAGGCGATTGGAATGGTGATTTCTTGGACGAGGCTGCAACGTTCCCGATGGGCAAGTTCAAAGACCAGATCGACGCCGCGACACGCGCGTTTGACATGCTGGCGGGCGTAAATAATTCATGGGCTGGAACAATATGAGTATTATGGACGGCCTGCGCAACATCGTCGCCAATCTCGGAACGGACCGGGACAAGGCGGCGCACACCCATTATTACAACACCACAATCGCCGACGATCAGCTTGTCGCCATGTATCGCACCAGCGCCATTGCCCGTAACGTCGTGGACCTGCCCGCAGAAGATGCGACCCGCGAATGGCGGGAATGGCAGGCCGATGCGGAACAGATCACAGCAATCGAGGCTGAGGAAAAGCGGCTGGGCTTGCAGGGCAAGACGATGCAAAACCTCAAGCGCGCCCGGCTGTTCGGCGGCGCTGCAATCTATATCGGCACGCGCGACCTGGACGCATCGAAGCCGCTGGACCCTGCCCGGATCGGCACGGGTGGCCTGCAATATCTCGCCGTATTGAACCGGTCGGAAATAACGGCAGGGGCAATCCAGCGCGACCCGCGCCTGCTGGGGTTTGGCAAACCAATCATGTATCGGATGAATCCCGCCACCGGCGCATCGGTAGAAATCCACCCGAGTCGCCTTGTCATTGCCATGGGCGAAGAAGTCCCTGACGACAGATATTCTGCACATCCCGGATGGGGTGACAGCACGCTGAACGCCACGATCAGCGCCGTGCGGAACCTGGACGCCACCATTGCCAACGTTGCGTCGCTTGTGTTCGAGGCTAAAATTGACGTGATCGGCATCAACGGGTTCAACGAAGGGCTGCGAAGCGGCGGATCGGAATATGAGGCTGTTGTCCTTGCCCGCACCAGCCTGACCGCGCGCGGCAAGGGCATCAACGGCGCGCTGCTGATGGACTCAGAAGACACATACGATCAGAAAACCGCCAGCTTCGCCACGCTGCCGGACATCATCGACCGCTTCATGCAGATGGTCGCTGCTGCGGCGGGCGTTCCGATGACCCGGCTATTCGGCATTGCGGCGGCAGGGATGAACGCTACCGGCGCGGGCGATGAGAAAGTTTATTTTGATCGGGTCCGCGTCATGCAAACGCTTGATCTGGATCCTGCAATGGAAATTTTGAATGAATGCCTGATCCGTTCGGCGCTGGGCAATCGCCCGCCCGAATTGCATTGGACGTGGCGTCCGCTATTCCAGCCGACTGCCAAAGAACGGGCCGACATGGGCAAAGTTCTGGTTGACAGTGTGAAAGTGCTTTATGATATGGATATATTGCCACAAGAGGCGCTTGCGGATACAATCGTAAATACGCTGACCGAAAGCGGCGCGTTTCCGGGGCTTGAGGGCAAAGTGAAAGAGTTTTTTAACGTGGTGGAGGCAGACGAATGAAAATGACAGACGCCGCCACGCTTACAGGTGCCCGCGTCACAGACGAAGGGTATCTGGTCGCCAATGTTCGCACCGCCCGCATCGGCACGCAAAACTATCTTGGCGTGGAACTGGACCGGCCCGACCTGGACAAGGTGACAGTTTACAGGGATGAATCCGAAGTGTTCCGCAAGGCATCGCTGCAAACGTTCGGCTTGCTGCCAGTCACTGACGACCACCCCGCCGATTTGGTCACGGCTGACACGGCGCGTATGGTGTCGGTCGGCACCACGAATGAGGAAGTGCTGCGCGACGGCGAGTATTTGCGCATCGGGATCAAGCTGACCGATGCCGCCACAATCCGCAAGGTGCAGGACGGCAAGCGCGAATTGTCGGTCGGCTACACGTCGGAATTGGTCTGGGGCGACGGGATCGCGCCGGACGGAACCGCGTATCAAGCGCGGCAAACGAACATTGTAGGAAACCACATTGCTATAGTCTCCGCCGGTAGGGCGGGACCAATGGCAAGAATCGGTGACAGTCAACCAAGCACTGTAGCGCGGTGGGGCGCATCCCCCATCACAGACGAAAAGGACGCAATCATGGCAGACGCCATTCAGACGCGGACAGTCCAGATTGACGGGCTTTCCGTCGTGACGACCGACGCGGGCGCGCAGGCGCTTGAAAAGCTGATGAAGGACATGACAGCCGCCGAAAAGAATGCTGCTGAGGAAATGGCGGCCAAAGACGGCGAACTGGCAGCCAAGGACGCCAAGATTGCTGAAATTTCCAAGTCGATCCTGTCCGATGCGGATCTTGACGCCAAGGTCGCGGCCCGGGCTGATCTGATCGGCAAGGCCAAGGCAATCGCCAAGGACCTGGCAACGACGGGCCTGTCTGACGCTGCCATCCGTAAAGCCGCCGTATTGGCTGTTCTGGGTGACGCGGCTATTGCTGGCAAATCCGACGCCTATGTCGATGCGCGCTTTGACATTCTGTCAGAGGATGCTGCCAAAGGTGACCCTGTGGCCGACGCGCTGAAAACTGGCGTGACGGTTGCGACCGACGCGCGTGCCGAATACGTCAAGGGCCTCGGCACGGCCTATCTTCAATCCGTTGGCAAAGGAGCATAAATCATGCCTATTCAAGACGCATTCGGGGCCGCTGTTGCTGCAATGCCCCTTGGCCTTCCCGGTATGATTGCCGAGGGTCAGCAAGTCAAAGACGTGGTGTCCAAGCGGGTTACTACTGCCGCAGTTGCGTTTGGCCGCGTGGTCGGTCGTGACGGTGTTATTGACGGAGCGGTCAAACTTGGCGGCACCGGCTTTGAAGGCATTGCCATTATCGACAAGACCCGCGTTGGCGATGAATATATCGTCGGCGAAATGGCCGGTATTCTGCGCAAGGGCACTGTCTGGGTCACGGCATCGACTGCCGTTGATCCTGGCGACGCCGTGACGTTTACCGCCGCGACCGGCGTGATCGGTGATGGCCTTGCCACCACGATTGCCGGGGCAAAATTTGAAACTTCGGGCGGGATCGGTGATCTTGTTCGCGTCTATCTGCCGTAAGGAGCAAATATAATGAACACGCAGATCATGGACGCGCCCGCAGCTTTGGGTTTCGTCATTTCGCAGCGCAGCCACATCGAAGCCGAGGTGATGCGCAAACCATACCCGACGATCCTTTACCCTCGCTTGATGCAGGTGGACACGTCGGCAAATCAATTTGCGGCATCCGTCACGTTCTTCACGCAAGATTCGGTCGGGCGCGCAAAGTTTATCAACGGCAAAGGGGAAGACATCCCGCGCGTTGATGTAACGACTGGCAAGTTTGAGCAGACCGTCAATATGGCGGGCGTCATGTATTCCTATTCGATTGAGGAAATCGGCGCGGCGGCACAACTGGGCATGAACCTGCCCACTGAGTCGGCAAATGCGGCGCGGATGGCGTATGAGATGCTGGTCAACAGCACTGCGCTGATCGGCAACGCGGATATGGGTATTGAAGGGTTCTTCAACACCACGGGCATCACGTCGGCTGCGTCTGCGGCAACCTTTGCACTGTCCACCCCTGCGGCGATCCTGTCATTCATCAACGGCCTGTTGAGCGGCATCCAGTCGGCCAGTCTTGGCACGCAGGTTGCTGACACTATCGTGTTGCCAATCGCTCAATTCGGTGATCTGGCCACGCGCCAGCTTGCACCGGAAAGCGACACCACCATTCTGGACTTCATCCGGCGCGCCAACGTCTACACCGCTCAAACCGGCCTGCCGTTGAACATCTTTTCTGACTACAACCTGACCAACAAGATGGTGGTTTACCGCAACGATCCGAGCGTGGTGAAACTGCACATGCCTATGCCGCTGATGTTCCTTGCCCCTCAACAGGCAGGACTTGAAGTGCGGACCTACGGCGCGTTCCGGTTCGCGCCGGTCAGCATCCGCACTCCGGCGGCTGTGCGGTACGGCACGGGCCTGTAGACATGGCACAGCACACCAGCACATATCCTGGCACGCTGGTTCTGCCGGACGGCACTGAGGTCAAACTCGGCGGCGACGCTTCAATCTCTGCCGATCTGGCAAAGAATGAGGGTGTTGCCGGGTGGATCAGCAGCGGGTGGCTTGTGCCGGTTGCACAGCCCGTCATGCCAACCGGCAAGAAATAATCAACGGGCGGGCTGTAATGGCCCACCCCTTCATTGGAGCGTCACATGATCGGCAACGTTGCGGCACTCATCACATACGCGGGCGCGCGCGGAACGGTAATCGCTGACACCGCCGCGACCTTGCAGGCGCTTGTCAGGGCGTCAGATTATATCCAATTCACATATCTGGACGGATCGACATGCACCGTTGACAGCGCGAATGTCGTGGAAGCCACATATGAGGCGGCCATCGCCGAGGTAGCGACACCTTTTATCTGGACCAAGACATTCACGCCTGCCGAGCAAAAAGTTCTGACCAAGGTGGGTGACATTCAATGGACCGCGACGGGCGATGCCAGCAAGGGCGGCGCGTCCATCCCAAGATCCACCAAGATTGAAACCATGTTGCGCCAGTGCATCGGCGGAGGGCTTTACGGCTACTCGACCGGCCCGAGGCTGGTATGAGCGGGGCCGCCATTGCCGCAGAAGTCGCGCTGGCCTATGCTGAGGCGGGGCGTGATGCGGGAGATGGGCTTGGGGCGGCCTATGTGACCATAACCCGGCCAGGGCAGCCCACAGGTCCGGAATGGAACCCTACGCCGGGCGCGCCAGTGGGTCACACATTCACGGCCAAGCCATCCGCCAAGGCATACACGCAGCGGACTGGCTTGGCACTAGGTGAAAAAGAGCAAGTCTATTCGCTGGTAAATCATGGTGTCACGATTACCCCTAGCACGTCCGACGTGATGACGATCAACGGCGTGAATTGGCCCGTGCAAGAAGTTATCCCGATGGACTCAGCCGGATTTGTTATTTCTTGGATGGTGAAGGTGAGCAAATGACCGTTGTTCCGGCACGCGTTGATCTGAAAATCTACCAAGGCTCTGACTTTTCGGAGGTCGTGACATTCCTGCAAACTGCGGGCGGAACGCCTGTTGATCTGACAGGCCTGACCGGGCGTATGCAAATTCGCCAGACTCTGGCATCCTCTGACGTTATTATGGACCTGACCACTGCCAACGGGCGGCTTGCATTTGACGGCGCGACCGGCGTCGTGACGATGACGCTGACCGCAGCGGAAACCGAAACGATCCTGACAGATGGCGTCTATGATCTGGAATTTGTGACCAGCGCAACCAGTGCCGCCCGGTGGCTTGAGGGGCTTGTCATTTTGAGCAAAGAGGTTACGCGATGACTGTTGTTGTAGTTCAGCAGACCGCGCCCCCCGTTGTTGTCACCGTTGGCATTCAGGGGCCGCCCGGCACATCTACGCTCACAATCGACCCTCAGGCGGGCAATCTCTTAACCACAAGCGCGGCGGGGCTGTTTGTCAACGGCGCGTTAGACCTTGGAACGTTCAACTAAAACATAAAGGAATACCCCAATGCCTTCAGTACAGCAGAAACGCGGCCTCTTTGCTAACCTACCTTCGTCGTCCCTCTTGCCCGGTCAGGTTTTCTTTACGACCGACCGACAAACGGCGCACTTTCCAACAGACGCCACGACAATGGTTCCTGTCGTGCCAGCCATTGACGCCCTTGATGCGCTTGCTTCTGTTGACGGGGCGGCCGACTTTCTCATCATTCACGACGCTAGTGCCGCTGGTGTAAAAGAAAAGCGGATCACGTTTAACTCGTTTAAAACTGCGCTCAGCATCCCCGCGGGATCGTCTGACGAGAAAGTGTCTGTTGTTGACGGTGGAACCGCGGGCTTTATTTTTGGCACGGACGGCACTGACGGCATCCTGCGCATGAACACATCAATGGCTATGACCAAAGATGCGGGAAACGCGTTTGTCACATTGGCCGTTGAAACGGTAGACTGCGGAACATTCTAAATGCCAGACGTCCAACACAAACGAGGGTCACGCGCTGACCTGAACACACTGGCCGCAGCCAATGGTTTGCTGTTGGGTCAGATTTATGTAATCACCGACGAGGATCGGCTTGCTGTTGCGACTGGTGTTGGCAGCTATCAAGCGGCTGAGAAAGAAGGCGGGGGCGGTGGAGGCACTGCCCTTGAGCTATACGCTGAGAACCCAAGCAGCCCTACTGCTCCATCTGCTACTGGTGCAAATGCGGTGGCTATTGGGAGTGGCTCCACATCATCGCACGAAACAACCTTCAGCGTTATGGGTGCCACTGCAAGCGGTCAGTATAGCATGGCATTTAATAAGTACGCTGTTTCAAGTGGTTTTAAAAGCATTGCTCTTGGTTGGCTTACTGACGCAACAAATACGTCCAGTGTAGCTATTGGAACGGGAACCCAGAGCAGTGGCTTACATTCTGCCGCTTTAGGGCAAGCCTACGCTTCTGGCGCGGACTCGTTCGCAGCAGCTATTTCGACCAGCGCCTCAAGCTATGGGGCTACTGGGGCTAACTCGGTGGCTATTGGCAATTTGGCAAAGGCATCTGGTAATCAATCAACAGCGATTGGTGACACTGCCCAAGCTACGGGGCTGAACTCTATTTGCATAGGCGATGCTGTTGCATCGGGTCGTGGCTCTATCGTAATTGATGGAGAAGGAAGCGGCACTCACTCTGGCTTGCGTGGTGTAAACATTGGATATAGTTCTTCTGGAACGGCTGACTACAGTGTAGTGTTTGGTTTTAGCGCAGACGATCAAGGCGTTAAATCACGATTTGCTTTTAGTGGGAGCACTTTCAACAACGACGGAGACAGCCAGCAAGGTATGTTTCCTTTGCGTCTTGCAACAACAGACGCAACACCCGATGCTTTAACTACAGATGGCGGCGCAGCATCAACTAACAATCAAATCATCCTCCCTAACAACTCTGCCTACGCTTTCCACGGCACCATCGTCGCTCGCCAACAAGCATCCGGCGGCACAGCTTGCGCAGCATGGAAAGTAGAGGGTTTGATCCGCAGAGAAGGTTCGGCAGGCACCACAGTGCTAGTAAACAGCGCCACAACCATCCTCGACAACACGCCTGCTTGGGGCATGGTTCTCAGTGCAGACACGACAAACGGTGGCCTCAAGATCGAGGTCACAGGCGCAGCGGCAACAAACATTCGCTGGGTCGCCACTTTGAACACATCCGAGGTAACGTACTAATGGCAATCCAGATTGATCTTTCGACATCGCAGTATGGCACACCATTCTCAGGTGCATACTTCCGCATTGCTACAGCAGCAATCAGCCGCCAGCGTTCGGGTGACGGGCCCAAGTTCAGCGTTATGATTGACGTTGCGGGCTATGCCACTAACGAACCTGATGATGACACGCGTGAAGTTGACTTCCGCCGTTATCACGCTGACTTGGCTGATGTTGAAGTTGGTGAAGGCACGCAGTTTCTCGACAAGTGCTATGCTTGGGTCATGGCTCAGGACGATATGAACGGTTCGGAGGCTGTATAAATGTCAGTAACCATCGACTACACAAAAGGCTTTGTCGAAGGTTCCCCGCTTGCTGAGAAGGTTGGAACGATCACAGGCACAACTCTTGACCTGACTTCGGGCAACGTGTTTAGCTACACCCCTACGGCTGACACTACGTTTGTGTTTAGCAACCCCCCTACAACGGGTACTGCCCTCGGATTTACGTTGGTGCTAACTGGCCTGTATATTTCTGAAGGCTATGACCTAGCTACTGCATCTTACTTGCAGAACTTCAGTGTTGCTACTCAAGAAACAGTTCCACAAGGCATATTCTTCAAACCTGATGGCACTAAGATGTATGTTATTGGTCGTTTTGGATATGACGTAAACGAGTATGACCTAAGCACTGCTTGGGATGTCACTTCAGCATCTTACTTGCAGAACTTCAGTGTCGCCGCTCAAGAAGCATTTCCAACCGGCATCTTCTTTAAACCCGATGGCACAAAGATGTATGTTATTGGGTTAAGTGGAGATGATGTAAATGAGTATGACCTAAGCACTGCTTGGGATATAACGTCGGCCAGTTACTTACAGAACTTTAGTGTTGCTGCTCAAGAAACAAATCCACAAGGCATATTCTTCAAACCTGATGGCACTAAGATGTATGTTATTGGGACTGTTGGAGACGATGTTAATGAGTATGACCTAAGCACTGCTTGGGATGTCACTTCAGCATCTTACTTGCAGAACTTCAGTGTCGCCGCTCAAGAAGAATTTCCAACCGGCATCTTCTTTAAACCCGATGGCACAAAGATGTATGTTATTGGGGTGCTTGGAGATGATGTTAATGAGTATGATTTAAGCACTGCTTGGGATGTTTCTAGTGCATCTTACTTACAGAACTTCAGTGTTGCTGCTCAAGAAATAAATCCAACCGGCGTATTCTTCAAACCCGATGGGACAAAAATGTACGTTATTGGGACTGCTGGAGATGACGTAAATGAATACTCCACAGGCTCTGCCGTAGATGCGACCTTCACATACCCTGCCTCTGTCGAGTGGCCAGCAGGTACACCACCCACAGCCCCTGCTGGCGGTGAGACGGACATACTGACGTTCTTCACGCAAGATGGCGGCACAACTTACTACGGACGCTTGATAGGTGACAACTTCAGCTAAATAGGATCTCCAAATGCACGTTAAGATCACAAACGACCAGCCCGTAGAATTTCCCTACACAATCGGGCAATTTCGTCGTGACCACCCTAAGACTAGCTTTCCTCGCATCATTCCTGACACGATGCTGAAGCGCCATCTGGTGCATCCAGTGATTGAACTGTCTAAGCCAGCCTATGAGCCGTTGGTACAAAATTTAGTAATGGGTGATATGCCTCACAAAGAGGTGATCCGTCTGAAGACAGAAGACGACGCCACAAACCATATCACAGGCGAGGTAGACCAGTCTCAGGTAGGTCAGCCTATTCACGGTAATCGCTGGTTCATTGGCTACACGGTCGTCAATAGGCCACAAGATCAAGCAGAGGCAGCGGTTCGCAACCATCGTGACCAACTCCTGCAAGCAACAGACTGGCAAGCCCTAAGCGACAACACAATGGGCGAGGCAATGACAACCTACCGTCAAGCCCTGCGCGATGTGCCAGATCAAGCTGGGTTTCCGTTTAGTGTCGTCTGGCCTGACAAACCTTGATGGATGAGGTGGATGTATGACCGACACAGCCAAGCGCATGATGGACGTAGCCAGCACCGAAGCGTTGTTTGCCGCTGCGGAAAGTGCACTACCCGGCGAAGCGCGTAAAGCGGTGTTGCTTGCCGCTGTCCGGCGACTACACTACAATGCCAGTATCGCGCAAGGGTTCAGCCCAGACGATGCGCTGATACTCTGCATAGAATCGGTGAAATACTAATGACAACCCGCGACACTCGCAAAGCGTTCCTGAAGCGGCTGGACGACACTTGGCCGGGCGTCCGGTCGGAGTTTGTCGCGGCTATGCGCCAGGTGCAGAGCCAAGCGGATATGAAGGCACTTGAAGCCGCCATTGCGCGCGGTGATGTGGACGCGGCGTTCCGCGCGCTGCGGTTCGATGCGGCCGATTTGTTCCGCACCGATACGGCAATCACGGCAGCCATGAACGCTGGTGGCAATTACCAGATGGGCGCGTTCCAACACGCCACGCGCCGCGCCCCGATTGCCAACCGGGTTGTGCAGTCGTTCGGGGGCCGGAATGAGCGTGCCGAGCGGATCGCGCTGGATCTTGGATCGCGGCTAGTGACTGAGGTGCTGGACGACACGCGCGTGATGATAGCCCAGACGATCAGGGCCGGGCTGGAGGCAGGCGCAGGGCCGCTGCGCACCGCACTGGACATCGGCGGGCGCGTGGTCAACGGCAAGCGGCAAGGCGGTCTGGTGGGGCTGCACAGCAGGCAGGCGGGCTATGTGCAGAATATGCGTGGTGAACTGACCGACCCCGACAGCATGGCAAACTATTTTACGCGCACGCGGCGCGACAAACGCTTTGACGGGATCGTGCGCCGGGCTATGGCGGACGGCAAGCCGGTGGCACAGGCGGACATTGACCGGATGGCGGCGCGGTATTCGGATCGGCTGCTTGCGTTGCGCGGCGAAACAATCGCCCGCACCGAAACGCTCAAGGCGTTGAACGCAGGGCGGCAAGAGGCGCTGGACCAGTTGATCGAAAACCCGAACAACGATGTTCAGGCGGGAGACGTGGTTAGGGCTTGGGACAGCACGGGTGAGGATGGCAAGACGCGACAGTCTCACCTTGACGCGGACAAGCAAGACCCTGTTCCGCAGGGCGTGCCGTTCATTGTGGGTGGATACCAGATGATGTATCCCGGCGACACGTCGCTTGGCGCACCGGCCGGTGAGACCGTGAATTGCAGGTGTTATTCTGATATCCGCATCGACTTCTTTGCGAGGCTGGAATAATGGCAAAATATACTTTTGCAACTTTGGACCAGTGGACAAAAAAGACCGAAAAGCGAATTGACGCCGTGCTGAAGGACGCGACGCAATCCGTCATCGCCGTGGCGCAACAGACCAAAGCCAAAGGCGGACGCATGCCTGTTGACACGGGCAACTTGCGCAACAGCCTGCAATCGTCGGTGGCAGGAGGCGCTATGGGTGAGGGTGCATCTTCCTACATTCTTGCAGCCGCAGGAATGAAAGGTGGCGATCTGGCAACATTCACTTGGACAGCAGAATACGCGAGGCGTGTGAATAACGGCTTTGTGGGTGATGACAAGCTAGGCCGGACTTACAACCAGGTGGGCGCGCACTTTGTCGAGGGCGCCGTTGATCAATGGCCCGCGATTGTGCGGGCATCTATTGCAAAAGCAAAGGCACGGGTCGGATGAACCACAAAGACATCAAAACCGCGCTACGCACGCGCCTTGCCGCCACGCCATCCGCGCCGCCGATTGTATGGGGCGAGAACGCGCCCGGAGTTTATGACACGCCGTCGCTGCAATACATCACGCCTGAGCCGCCGTATTGGCTGGCATATTTTACCACCACCCCGCCGGAGCGTTTCGGCCTGTCCAAGTCAAGCCGGATGGTCGTTCGGCTGTTTGTGGCGGTCTTTGTGGACGAGGGCACGTTCGAGGATGAGGCCGACGACCAGGCGCAGCGCATTATTGACCAATTCCCCATTGACCTGATACTATCCGCCGGAGACGGTCAAATTCAGGTGACAGACATGGGCGACCCACAACCCGGCGCGATGGACGGCACATACTTTCGCAAGAACGTGTCGATCCGTTGCAGCGCAATCTTTCAAAGGAGCGTCTAAATATGAAAACCAAACCAATCCTTGGCGCGCGCATCGTTACAATGCCTACGCCAACCGGCACAACGCCTGCCATGATCTACAGCGGCAGAACGCCAAAGGCTGGCGACGTGTTGCAATTCGCAATGTCCAACGGCGTCACTTATTCCGGCACGGTGGTTGATGCCACTGAGGCGGACGGCGAAGTTCTGGTTGAATTTACATCGGGTCTTGTCCCGGTCCTGAAATAGGCATCCCGCCTATCCACGCCCATGAAAGGAAAATATCATGGCACTTACTGAAGGCATCGGCGGGTTTCTGTCCGTCTCGGCAGCTACCCCCGCAACATTCGACGCAGCCGGATACGTCGCGCTGTCGTGGACCGAGGTGGGAGAGGCGTCCGAAATTCCCGAGTTTGGCGCGGCATATTCTGCGGTCACGTTTACCCCGCTGAAAACCGGCATCGTGAACAAATTCCACGGCGAACTGAATTATGGCTCGATCACGGTTCCGCTTGGCTACGACTCTGCCAATGCTGGCCAGATCATCTTGCTTGCCGCGCTGGCGTCTAAGGACGAAATCAGCTTCCGCGAAACCCGCAGCGACGGCACGATCCGTTACATCATGGGCAAGGTCATGTCTTTCCCGCGCGGCCAGTCGGTCGGGTCGGTCAACATGGCAAGCTGCAATATCGAGTTCACGCGCGCCGATGTGGAAGTCGCCGCGTCGTAATCCTGCAACTCCCGCAGGCTAGGGGGGTGAGGCGTGGTTTACCGCACCCCCCGAATTTAACCTAAACCAAAGGATATAAACCATGGATTGTTTCGACTCAGTATCAGCATCAGAAAATGGCGCTTGGCTGCACCTCACAAACCTCCGCACAGACGCGCCGGCATACGTTACAGGCAAGGACGGCACGCCCGACGCGTCCAAGCCCATGCGCCTCAACCTGCTCGGCCCTGACGCCCCTGCGGCAAAGGCCAAAGCCCGCAAGCGCGCAACCAGCATCCTGAAGCGGCGCGGCGGCAAGATGGACTTCGCCAAAATGACCGAGGCGCAAATTGGTGCGCTGATCGATGAAGGGCAAGAGGGAATTATTCAGACCGCCGTTGATGCGACCATCGGCTGGGAAAACCTGAGCCTTGACGGGAAGCCTGTGGAGTTTTCGGAAGAAGCGGCGTTTGCGATCTATCGCAAATATCCGTCAATATTGGACGAAGTGACTGAGTTCTTGAATGACCGGGCCAATTTTTTCGCACAAGCCTAGAGGCGCTTTGTCTCTGGGCACGACAGCACGCTTGGTTATGTGCACAGCCAAAGGACATAAAGCAGACGCGTTGGAGTTTTTTGGAGCAAGCAAATGAAGAACCTGACTTTCCTGAACTGCCATTTCGTGCTTATCTTGCGGAATGGCTGATGGATGTCGGGCCAACAATGCAAGGCGGGATGGGGCCGGTGGCCCTGTCCCATTTAGAAATTCAGGCGTGGGCCGCAAATGTGGGGCTGAAGTTTGATGGCGACGAAGCGCAATGGCTGCAAAAAATGAGCGGGGTTTATGCAAGTGAATTGTTTGAGTCGAATGGCAAAAACACGCCACAGCCGTTCCGGGAGTAAGCCGCATGGATGACATGGCATCGGTCGGACTACAGGTTGACAGCCGACCCGTGCGGACGGCCAGCGATGATCTGGACAAGTTTGC